CAGGCATCCGCAAGACGGGCACGCCCACGAAACGCTATTGATAACATAGTCCTCGATCCTGCCGGTCTTGACCGTGTCAAAGTCAAACTTGATGTCGTCGAAAACGATGTTGTGCCACTCACCGCAATGCGGGCACTGGCTGCACCAGCGCTCGCGCGTACCCTCGTTGAAAGACTTTTCAATAGGCGATAGGCCCTTGATGGTCGGTGTCGATACGTCAATCAGCTTGGCGTTGTAATAGGTCGTTGTGCGAGCCTCGGCCAATGCCCAGGGATCGCCCTCAGAGCCAGCAGACAGCGCCCAGCGGTCCCTCTCGTCGCCGATGATATACCGGGCGGGCGTGGACGCCAACGCGGACGGTGACTGCGAGCCAACAATGGTGAGCATCCCGCCCGGGAAAGTCTTTTGGAGGATCGTATTGCCGCTGTCTCGACTCTTGACATCCGCGACCTTGGTTTTCAGCTGCGTACAATCACGCAACATGGGCGCGATACGCAGGCGGGAAAACTTCTTTGCATCGTCAAGCGTCGGCTGGATATATAAGATCGATCCGGGGTCTTGGTCAATAATATAGCCGATGGCATTCAGCTCAAGTTCCGACTTTCCGACCTGAGACGATGCCACCACCGTGATATGGCGCACGGCCGGATCGGTAATGGCATCCATCGGCTCGACCATGTATGGCGTGCGCTCATTGCGCCACGGCCCCGCCTCGGCGCTGCTCTCACGCGACAGCACGCGGTACTTGGCTGCCCACTGACTGACCGTCAGATCTTCCGGTGGGCGATATGCCGCAAAAGCTCGACTCATGGTCAGATCAACCGGGCGGCGCTTCTTATTCCTCGTCCGCGTCATCGCCCTGGTGCTCCCAACCCTGTCTCTCCATCACGCGCTGCCGGTATTCATTCGGGTCGTACTCATAGTCAGCCAGCTGCTCAAGAATAAAATAGCACTCACGCTTGACGCGCTCAGCCATTTCCGGCGCGGTGTGTAGGTTGGACAGGTCAACCGCCAGCTTGCCCGGCATCGCCATGAGCATAGACCGGATCGCGAGTACATGGTCTGCCGTGATGGCCTCCACGTCCTCTGCCCGGTGCATTGTGCCTTGCAGCTCTGCCAGCTCAAGCCGCGCCGCCGCTGCCTTGGCCTCCTTGATGTCAACCTCGGCTCGTAGTTTGGATTCTTCCAGTTCGGCGGTCGTCTCCTTTTTCGCGCGGCCGTTGGCCTTGTCAGACAGATAGCGGATGTATGCCTGAATCGTCGGGAGCAGGTCATACTTAGTCGGTCTGCCTTGACCCTTGATAACACCTTCAGCCTTGAGCTGTTCAACTCTACGTGTCGATACGCCGAAAATCTTTGCGATAACCTGAGTAGTCTGTAAATTCTCGGCCATAACGCACTCTCCTTTCTCACATTAACCCTAAAGCTCGTTTTACATCATCATTCCTACAATAGCTTTTCCCCCCAGGCAATGGTAAATTGAACTCAAAGTCAATCGCTTCAATATACTCTTGCGTCGAAAGCTCTCTAACTTTTACGGCCTCAACCTGCCAGCTATCTCCATAAGTCATATAAGTCATCTTCTCAATCTCGAAACCATTTCTTTCAAGAAGATGTTTTATCCCATCCTTATCGTGAAAGTGCTGGAAATACCAATTTCCCTTACGATAATCTCCGGTGAAATTGTCGCTATCCAGATAAGACACATATTTTCGGGCCGATTTATCCTTTGAATGTTCCAGCTTGTCTAAAATTGCTTTCAGAGGCCGCCCGGAAATGAACAGCTTTTCCTTGCAGAACAGGTTGAGACACGCCATCACACTCTTTTCAGCCTCTACGCTATCCACGCTGTTGAGTACACTATCGCAAATAACTACATCAAAGGCTTTCTCCTTTTTCAGATATTCAATCAACCGGTCAATTTGCATATTTCCCATCGAGACATTGATCTGGCTGCCATTATTGTTATAAAACTCAACCCCAATCGCACCGGCATATCTCTTCATGAGGTGATTGATATACGCCCCTTTTCCACAACCAAAGTCTAAAATGCTTTCGACATGATGCTGCATTAAGTATGGGAGTATATAATTTTCATACAGCGTACTTTTATTCTGCTTTTTCAGTTCTCCTTTTACAAGATTACGGTGCATTTGTGCCAAACCTTGCACAAATGTATTTTTTTTAATCGCATCATAGGAATATTCACCGTAGTCAGACTTCATGTAGTCAAACGCATAATCAAAGAGATTGTCCTCTACAATGTAACAATGTGGTGTCAATCTGAGCAGCTCACACGCCCGCACATAATTTACACCAACCAAAACCTCACCTTGGCAAATTACACAACTCAATACATTTCCGTATTTGAGTAGCATCCTGCAGATTTCTTTGACGTACGTTGCTCCACTTTTCTTGACTGTAAACCGGTCTATTTCAACGTCAATGAATTTTCCTGGCTGTAAGCCATCTGTATTCACTGTACATTCAAAACCACGCTGAGCATCAACACCGTTGTGTAATTGGTTAAACTTGATCTCATCACCGGTTGAAACATTGGATACCATAATGGCAGGCACCTCAGTTACGCCCATGGCCATTGCGGCCTTTGTTCTCTGGTGCCCTGCTATAATGGTATTATTCTTGCTATTTACCAAAATCGGTACCGTGAATCCTATGATACGTAGTGATTCCTGTAACTTCTTAAACTGCGCTTCGCTAATTCGTCTGGGGTTGTATGGTGCTGGGCGAATATCACTAATACGCACTGTTTTAATCATTCAGAAGCCACCCTACGAAACCGAACACGACTCCGTTTTCATCGACATAAGAATCTAAAACGTCTTTCAACTGCTCATATTCGCTTTCTGTCATGGGAATCTCCGTACTGTCAAATCTGAGTTTATGCATTGCCGCCTCAGATTTTGACTTTACTTCGTCAATGTCCGCCATCACGCTTTCTTTGAGTGCTGCTGTGATATCGGCCACATCATCCGCAGTATAGCCAGTTAGAGAAACGTCAATGCTTTCAGCATCAAAGCTTCCGAATAACTCTGCCAGCATTTTGTTGTCGATCTCTGCCAGTTCCGCAATACGGTTGTCTGCAATGAGATCGGCCGTCTCAGCTTCTTCACTGTCATAGTGCTGGTAATCAACCGGCACATGCGACAGCCCGGCATGGATTGCGGCCATCAGGCGGCCGTGCCCGCGCACTACAAGACCGGACCGGGTGGAGACCGTCACCGGTGCGCGCCAGCCCTGCGCCTGGATGATCTTCGCCAGCAGCTCGATCTGGTCCGTCGGGTGGTTGTTTGGGTTACTCGGGTTGGGCTTTACCTGTCCTACCTCGACCACCTCGTCGAATGCGCAGTAAATAGGCACACCCCCAGCGTTGCCCTTGCTTTTGATCTCAGTATTCATTGTGTCATCAACTCCTAAATAGCGGTCAGCACATCTAATATCATCATGCAAATAATCAAATAAAAAATGGCGTTCTGCATATCCCCTTTGTCCTTAGCTCTAAATACCTTTATCGCATTGGCCAGGAACAGCAGTAACGCCAATATTTTTATGAGCATATGACCTCCTTCGCAACGAAATGGCCTAAAAAAATTTTTCTCAAACTAGCGATTTTTTGGGCTCGCCAGCACCACAGACCATATCAGCCCCCAGAAGTACCTACGGAATCACCCGTGCTTGCTTTGAGACGACGCATGACAAATTTAAAATCTTATACAGGGTAGTTTGATACCTACTAAGGTTCAACGCATCACAGGTCATCCTATAATGTTTTGTTGCCTGTACCTAGTATCTGGTCTCTTATGCCTGCCATGTGTGCTCTCTGGTATAGACTGAGGTAATCTGAAAGAAAGAACAGAGAAAAAGAAAATATATAAAAGAAAAAGAGACAAGAAAGAAAGTCGCAGGCTCAGGACTTTTGCTCACGCTTTGGCATGGTCGGTGTTGGTATAGGCTTGGGTAACAGCTCAGTCTCCATGTACCTTGTCTTTACCTTGCACAACTCCAACTTATACTCAAGGCGGCGCTGCCTCTTATACTGCCTGCGCAGCTTGGCAGGAATTATGTAATATGCCATGTCATTCTCCTTATCTGGTCATCTGCTGCAAGTGATGCTCAAGGCGCTTTCCCAGCTTCTCGTCGATAACATTGTAGATGTTAGACGCGACCTTCTCATTGGTGATCATTTGTGGCAGCGATACCGTCTTGATCGGGTGTACATCGGTCCTGTTGGTACTCTTGCGCTGAAACGGGATATAGTCGGTTCCACCGGCCTGCCGGTTTCCGGTTTTCATCAACATAATCGGTGAATGGTCGCTGGTCTTGGGATTCATGGCCTTGAAGTTTCTGCCCAATGCTTTTCGCTGCTTCTTGGTCAGCTTCTTGACCTTGCCCAAGGTAGATCGCTGTCCTCTGAGAATCGTTGCTTTCAACGTATAGGCACCACCGGTGGGATACTTCGGGGACATCTTGAAATGGGTCGGGGTCAGTCTGCGACCTTTATAAGTGAAGCGGAGATCCTGCATTGTACTGCCTGATATACGCATACTGCCGAGCTTATTACCTGTGACCTCTTTCTTATCCACACCGTACTGTTTTGCGACTTCTGTCGCAACCCATCCAGGAACACGTTTCTTTGCATCTTTAATGGTTCTATCTACAACGCGTTCCGCTCCTCTTTGTATCCGCCTTACTCGCTGTATAACTGCATCGATCCGTTGTATCTCAATTACTGTTCTTGCCACGAGATCACCTCCGATCTGTAAGAAATAGAAAGGACCGCCACAGCTGACGGTCCTTTCAGGTAGGTTGTGCCCCGCACGAACGGGTGAGAGTTCTGGGAGTCGAACCCAGCGCGGCCCTGTCGCAACTCTCAAATACCCCTTTCGGGGTACACGGCATATCGCCTGCCATGCGTCCGGCTGGTTACGGATGGGCTACGCCCAACAAATTGACGGCATGGTGCATCAAACTCAAACCCAGAAGGAGATCTCGACTCACTTCCTTTCGTTTTCAAGTTTTTCGCCGTCAATAATTGTTAAATGCGGGTGATGATTTGCACATCACATGTCATCATTATAAGGTTTTAAGCTATGCGTCTTTGCATCTCGCGTAACGCTTCGCAGATGAACATACCTTTATGCGTCTACAATTACAATCAAGCCCGCCCGGTGTGTATTCTGGCTTTAATTGTTTTACATCGCTACACACTAACGCTCTATTCCGCCACCGCATTTATGGAGCTGCCGAGAGGATTCGAACCCCCGCCCTGCTGATTACAAATCAGCTGCTCTACCAACTGAGCTACAACAGCATGTCTCGGGCAGCCGGAATTACTGCCCAAAACTATTGAGTTGATGGGCTCCCGTCTGGGAGTGGAGCGGATGACGGGAATCGAACCCGCGTGTTCAGCTTGGAAGGCTGACATTCTACCATTGAATTACATCCGCATAGGTGAGCAGTAAAACCGATCAGATAACCGGCTTACTGTCCCGTGTCTTTATCGCTTCGATGGTCTAATGATACACCCAAAATATTTATACAAACAATGACATTTACTATCAAAAACTGACATTTACTATCAAACATTTGCATGATTCATAATACTATCAATGACTTTTTCCGATTTTATGATATAAGGGGGTAGTGATTTGCTACCCCCTTATAAGATTTATCCTGCGATAAATACGCCAATCGGAGAACCGCCAGCAGATCGCCAGCCCCGCCGATGTATCTCTGATACCTCGGTACGGTGCAGCCTTTCCGGTCGGTCGTCCCACCGGATCAGAGCATATACACCGCCCCGCGAGAACTTTCCGTCCGGTACGCTCTCGAATCCGACCACCGTTCCATAGTCCATAGGGTGTCCGGCACCCCAAAATGCCTCAACACGCTGTCCCACCATCACAATGACGGTGTTTTCGTCCGCATATTGGGAGATATGTACGATATTTGACGATTCCGCAGGCTTCTGACCTGCTGCACTCTCTGCTGTCGGTTCTTCCTTTGCGGGTTCTTCGACCACTTCGTCGCGTCCGGCTCGGAAGGTCGGGGCCATGGAATAATGGTCAGGCTGAATGTACTCACCGTTTTCGTCGGTGTAGATCTTTGACCGTCGGGTATCTCCCATGTACTCATAGGTGACGGTCTTTGCGGTGCGCTTGATGATCTTGACCTTAAAAATGCACTCGTGGTCGCAGATGCTACGGGTTGCATAGGTCTTTCCAACTTCGAACTTCGGCCCGGTGGGTTCGTCCTCGCTGGTTTCCTGTGGAACTGCCTGTAACTCCCAGTCTTTCGGCTCACAGTTGGCATGCTGCATGATGTAATCGAACACATCAGATGGCTTGACCTTCTTTGGATTCACGCGATATCCATTCGCGAGAAGATCACGGATAAATTCTCCCTTAGTCGCATATTCCTGATTCTCGATGATAACAAGACGACTCCCGTCTTTTACGATTGCACTAAATTTTTTCATGGCGTATTTCTCCTTTGCTTTATCCTGCCATCATCAAACGATCCCAGTAACGGGTTATGCACCCGTTACTACTTACCATTCATGGCTTTCGAATTCCACTAACGCATTCACCGCATCCATGCACTGCTTCATATACTCGTCAGCCGCGGCCGCTTGGCTTTCTACAAGCTTTTCGTCAGCCGAATCGCTTTCTTCATACTCGTGATGAAGCTTTCTTGCCTCTTCATAGATCTTCTTGGTCTTTTCCTCTTCTGCAATAAGCATCTTGTGAATGTAATCTAAAGTTTTGATAGTCATTTTCTTTTCCTTTCTGCCCTCGTAGCCTCCGAGGCGGGGTTGGTCTTTTCAGCGTTCTGCCGATTGCTTTACCTTACATGATGCTTTATAATGAGGGCGGTTGGTGTAAGGTCCAACCGCCCTTCGGGGTTTGGGTCTGCGGGTTGATTTGACGGTCTGCCGCAGGCCCTTTAATTATGCCTTGACCTTACTGTCACGGACGATCTTTGCGGCCGCTTCAGGGTCTTTGGCAGTTGCTTCAATCAGCTTTGCGATATTCTCTAAAAACTGATTGAGTTCTGCGGTTGTCATATGATCCATTTCCTCACTTCCTTTCTTAACGGGTTTGCCCCGTCCTTACATCCATTATATTACACTAATTCGTGTCGTTTGTCAATATATATTTTACATTTTTAAGTTTATTTTTTATGCTTGTAATTGACATACTACATTTAAAAGTGTTATATTGTACATGAAGGAGGTATATTTTATGAATATGTCAATCGGTGAAAAAATTAAAGTGATAATGCGGCGTCGAAATATGACTATGACCGAACTTTCTGCTGCTATTGGTCAGTCTCGTCAAAATCTCACAAACAAAATGAAGCGAGACAACTTCACTGAGGAAGAGACACGGACTATCGCTAAAGCACTTGGATGCAGTGTATCCATCACTTTCACCATGCAGGATACCGGAGAAACTTTATAATGATAAATCAAAGGCGACCCTCAGAGGGTCGCCTTTTTTATGCCTCAATTTCTCTGATGCTTTGCAAGGCTCGACCGTGCAGTCTATACACAGCTTGCATCTGTCCCTCGTCATCATCACCGTATATTTTTAACGCTACATCACGCCACGGCATGTGCCGACAATAATCCCCATCACAATACCGCAGTCGTAACACCTCGCGCTCCATAGGGTTTTGCAGCTTGGCAATCGCCCCACGGATAGACGCCATTTCAACTCTGATGCCCTCCATGCTGTCTGCAATCTCACTTTCATATTCAAGGCGCCGAACAATCGCATTTGCCATACGATCATTTGCCGATCCAGTATGCTGTGTACCCCCGCCGTCCATCCTGGGCGCGGGTAGCTTCTCTTCGTTTTTCATTCGCGCAAGACGTTCCTGCTGGTTCTCGATCTCGCGACGGAGATAGATATAATTTTGCAAGCGTTTTTTGTCCATTGGTTCCCCTTTCCGCCGCGTTTTATTATGACATTAGTTAAAACGGTACGTCACTGTCATCTGACAGTTCTGTAAAATCTGTGTCCGATACTTCCGCGAAATTCGGGGTGGCTGCGATGTTTTGAGCAGACGACCTTCCGGTGCTTTCTCCACGTGATTTTTTTGTCTCCCCGAATGATACCTCATCCGTGTTGACCTCGATTGACACGCGCTTGTTTCCGTTCTTATCTTCCCAATTCCGGGATTGGAGGCGGCCGACCACGATTGCAAGCATACCCTTGGTGAACCACTGGTTGACAAACTCAGCCTGATGCCCCCATGCAACGCAGTCTATAAAATCAGTCTGCTTTTCACCGTTCTGCCCCTTGCGGTCCCGATCAATCGCAAGGGTAAAGGACGTGACACTGGTACCACCATTGGTCTGTCGTAACTCGGGATCGCGCACAAGCCGACCCATCAGAATTACCTTGTTCAGCATTGGTCGTGACCTCCTTTTTTGATGGTATATACATCATAGCGAGCCGTCCACTTTTTCTTGCCGCATATCTGGCAGATGTCCTTGACGCTGCTACTCTGCTTGTCTCCGCGCATTTTTTGTGCGCACTTGGCGCATAATATCATTGTCATAGTAACAAAATCCTCTTATTTCTGTGCTCTGAGTCTTTCTTCCCATCTTTTCATTTTTTCAACCGAGATTTTATCTGCCTTGTCTCGGAGACCCGGCAGACGCTCTGACAGTACAGCAATGCAGTTTTGCACGTCTGCAATTTCCTCGATCAGCATGCCCACCGCGGCCTCTCCGTCTATTGGCGTTGTGCCTTTGGCTACACGGATGACCTTGAGCGCCGCTTTAGCCAGCTCAGCCGCCTCCTCTGCCGTCTGCCGGAGCAGCTCGTCTCCGGCAATAAGGTAGCTGATCTCCTGCGGGTTATATTCCGGTGCGAGGATGTTATCCTCAATCACTTCATAGCCCATGATGTAGGCTGCTTCATGAGGGTTTTTTTCTACCCATAATTCGCATTTTCCAGTAGCAACCACATCGATCGGACATTTCTCACATGGTTGTGTAAAATATTTTCCGCAAAACTCCGCCACTCCCGCAGGGAATATGTCTCCTGTTTTGGGATCTCTAAATTTCATAATCAGCCCTCCTAAACAAAAAGCAGTAAACACAGCCATGCAAGGCTTAGTGTGTCTTGGGTAATAATCAGCGCGGCAATAACAGCCGCTCCTACCGTGATTGCCTTTGCAGCGGTTTCGATTGAGTATTTCACGGTCAGCCCTCCCTCACAGTGCACGGTAAGGGAAGTAAAGAACCGCATCAGCAAACTCTGAAAAGTCCGAGATAGCTTGGTGCAATGCAGGGTCAAGCCTTTTGATCGCTTTGGCTACTTCCGAAAACTTAGACGGTCGTCTCAGCTTGTAATATGCCTGCGCATAGCTGCCGCATCCCTCGACCCAAGTGCAGAGGTCTTGTGCCTCGTTTCGGCTGCATTCTTCTGCCATGAGCAGCTTGATAAATCGTTTTCTGGTCACTTTCCTGCACCTCTTTCATCGTTAGGCCAATCAATGATCTGGCCACACTGCCCGCAGTAATGGTTTCGGTTCCCGTCCTCGTTGTGGAGGTATTCGCCGCTGCCGCAGGTCGGGCAGGCCAGGATTCCCAGGTCCCCATCAGGGTGGGGACTTTGCGGGGTTCCTCTGCTCTGCTTCTCGTGCAATGCCGCCAGCGCTACCGCAAGTACCTCGCGGTAACTGTCATTTTTGGTGCTCATGTACACCTGTACCAGATATTTCTCAGCAGATTTGAGTTCCATGGTCAATCATTCCTCTTCAAATAATCATACCGTTTCCGGCTCATGCACTCACAAATCGGCACAGCATCCTTGATCGACCGCATACTGCAATCTTGCTTTTCTTGGTCGTATAAAAAGCACTTGCAGCAGTCAGTAGGCCATCCGCGTTCTCGGTTATTCATCGTCCATCCTCTCTTTCTCCCCAAGAGCAAAAATCATAATCACCGAAAGCGACCATTATTCCGTTATGATGCTTGCAATCTTTCCTGTATTTGCAGTCCTTGCAGAATACAACCACCTGTGTGCGGGTGTTCCATGCTCTCACAACAGCCTTCGTCGCGTTTCCGGTGATACCATGCGGCCCGCGCCCATCGACCAAAATTTTTGATGATACGTCGCACTTGGGGCAAATAACACGCACGCCATCCCTCACAAACAGATGCGCCTCACCTCCACAAAAGGGGCACGGCAGTAATTTATACTGCTCGTTCAAATCAGTTTGCGCCTCCTGATCTCCCATCAGTGCACAGAGGGCTAATTTATCCATGTTGTTTCTTTCCATGCTCAGTCTCCTTTTCTTGCTTAGTGACGCTGATATTGCGTGCGCCAGACTGTAAATACTGATTCTCGTTTCCTGTGCGCATCATGTAGTCTACGATATTTCCGGCTTGTTCAACATTCACGCTATTCTTTCCGCGCTGGCGCGGATGTCCATTTTTCATTGCTATTCTCCAATCATCACCAGTTCTGGAGCCGCGATATAAAACGCTTGTCCGCTTACCGTGTCATCATACGACTGCTTTCCCTCGAACGACCGCACGATTTCCTTTTCCTCGGCTGTCATATCGTCGTATCGCGTCTTGCCGTATCCATCAGGCAGCCAGTTCTTTTTTCGGCCGGCGAACAAGTTGAACTTTTTCAAAAGGCGTTCGTCGGTGAAGAAGATATGCACGGTTCCCTTCTTTTTGAATTCGAGATCAAAGAACTTACAGTGCAGTTTCCGCCCGTCGTATTTGTCTGCCGCCGTATTAAATGCCGCATGAATCACATTGTCGCAGCTCATGCCGTCTGTGCGTCCGTTGTCCAGATATCCCAGAATTTTTTCAAGCTCTATCAGGTAGTCCTTAGCCTTGTACGCAGACCAGCAGCCTCCCCAGCGCGGATCATACAACCCGTAAAACGGCAAGATGACCTTTTTGTTCACCCTGCAAGCCTGATTCGTTTTCCATCCATTGTAGTAATGGATGTTTTTGTTTTTTCCCATGCTGTGCTCGTATGTAAGGTCGTCAAACACCGTGATGATTGCGTCCTCGACGTTGCTGACAAGGGTCTTTGACAGCTCGATCTTGACCTGCAGGATGTTATCCATCGTAAAATCAAGCGCCCGGAATGACTGGATTTTCGCAAGATACGCCCCGCGAACCTCTCGCGTCATAAGTTTTTGCATTTCCTTCGCCTCAAAGAGCGTTTTCCAGTAGTACACCCGCAATTCACGAACATACTTGTTTTGCAGGCTCATTTCGGTCTGTTCTCCGCTCGATACGGACAACTTGATAAGCCCACGGTCATCGACAAACCGGTTGAGGTGCTGGAACTGGTCGATCATTTTGAGACCGATCCGCGCCTCCATCTGGTAACGCTGCACAATCGCCTTAAAAAAATCAGCGTCCACGATGTCGGATGTCTGGCAATCGGTTTCAGGTAGATCAGCCGCGCGGCGCATTCCATCCAAGTTGATTTCCTCGCGGCTTTCGTCCGGGATGTCAACGTATATGAGCACTACGTCAACGTCAGTTCTACGCTCTGCCCTTAAAAACGCGCCTGCGAGCTTTTGCACTCTTGCCCCATACGTTTCAAGCCTGTTCATCAATTCGCGCCTGTGCGGGTTTTCTGTGTGTTCCAGCGTGGAGGCATTGAGCAAGCAAACAATCTGTCCGCCGTGTTTCATCAGGTCGATCGCGTGCAGCAGGTGCCGGTCTCCATCCCGAAACGGCGGATTCATGGCAATCAGGTCGTAGCGCGTCTGCGCGTCCCACGCCAAAAAATCATTTGCAACCACGTTATACCCGCGCTGTCTGAGCACCGCACGCAAGTCCGGGTCAATCTCTGCGCAGTCCAGCCGGATCGGTTGCTTGACATGCCGCTTGATTCCCTCCGCAATGTCTCCCTTTCCTGCCGACGGCTCAAGTGCAAATTGCACGCGCTCCCAGTCCACAAGCTGCATCATACTTTCCACTAACGCCGTCGGGGTCGGGTAAAACTGTACGCCAAACACCGTTATTCCTCCGTTCTTTCGTCTCGGCCATCATCTACCATGATGACCCACTTGTTACTTCTTCCGCTGCGCGTCTTAGAGAGCACACCATACCACCCATTCAGGCTGAGATTCATCGCTTTTGCGCAATGATATGCGCTGCCGTCAGCCACTAGCTCGCCGGTGTCCCTCAGATACACTCGGTATCGGATGGAATCAGGGTCCCTCATGCGTTTATGCTCCTTGATCCACTGCCGCGCCAAGTATGCGGGCATATGTCCATATTTTTCTTTGTACTCCCGGCAGACTGCGATAAATTTCGCGATCTGCTGTTCAGTAGCAGGCGGCGATTTTTTCGCCGCCCCTTTGGTCTTTTCCATTTTCCGCTCCAATCTACATCGGTATTGACAACTGCCAATCACCTGGCATCCGGGTAATTGTGATCTCGGTACGAGGTCGGTGCTTGTCATACAGCACACGGCTACCGTCATGCGAGGCGATGATCGTGTAATTATCATCCGCGATGATCCCCGCATGAACCAGGATGTCGTCTACTGCCTCAAGCAGATTTGTCAGGTCTGTTTTGCGTCGTGTCGGCATATAAAACAAACACTTGACGTTCAGCTCGCACTCGATGGGGCGAGGCGGTCGCGGTATCAGGTGCAGTGCTGCGGCTGTCTCGTACTCTTTGTACTGGCGGGAGGGCATGATAAAAGGCTGTCCCGTTTTCCGGTTGGTGAGTATCTGCTGGCTGTTTTTCTTTGTGATTGGCGGCATAGGAATGATATATGTAATCTCAGCCATCGTCACGCACCCCCAACCAATCGCCTGAAAAATACCAATCAATTAACATGGACTTAAACTCATCTGCCAGTGGTGCATCGTCGCTGAATTCCATGATTCCGACGTCATGTGCTACATGGTCAAAAGCCTCTTCCACATGAACAAACCGTCCTTGGTTCGGTCCTATGCCGCGCCAGCCTCTTAATTGCTGCATTGTTATCACCTCATAACCCGAGCATCCTGTTGCGCTCGGCATAATGATCCCGCACGGCTTCGCGCCTGCGGCTTGTCCCGTCTATCTTCACGGGATGGCAAATTTGTAAGATTCGGTCATAAATACGTTGCCTCTGGACGCTCTTCGGGTTCTTGATCTCGTCCAAACTGATATTTGTCGTCACAATCAGTGGACGGCGGGCTTTATACCGCGCGTCAATGATGTTATATACCTGTTCCTGCATATATTCGCTTTCGCGCTCAATTCCGAGGTCGTCGATAATCAACAGGTCAAAGCGGTTGAGCTTGTCCAAAAACCGCTGCCGGTTCTCGAACGATTCCTGCAATTTGTTGATGATCGCGGAAAAGTTGGTCATCTTGGCCGACCGGCCGCTGTCGATCAGCGCATTTGCTATGCAGGCCGCATAGAACGTCTTTCCGGTGCCAACCGGCCCATACAGCAGCAGGCCCATGTTCTGCCGCTCCATTTCGTCAAACCGGTCGGCATACCGCCGCATTGCGTCCGAGATAATCGGGTTCTTGCGGTCGTCCCGCTGGAAGGTGCTCGCCGCGTCCGCTGGCTCTTGCAGCCATAAACGGCGCTTGCGGTCGTGCGCTGCGGCACGCTCTCGCGCCTCTTCTTCTTGCGCCTCGGCTTTAAGGCAGTCACACATAATCGGCACGGTGCGCATTTCACCAAGCAGCTCTATGCGCATTTGCCGCCGTGTGTGGCACTTTCCGCAGTACATAAGGCCGTCATCCCCCATATAGTCATCTTCCTGCAATGGGGGCGCTGCCTTGATGATGTTGTTGATTGCTTTGCTCATTGCGTTCATGGTTTCGCCCCCTTATCATCAATCCGGAATAAAATCAAGGTCATCCTGCCGGGGCGGTGTCGGCGTTGTTCCCAATCCGCGCCCGTGGTCATCATAGTTTCCATCAAGCACCTTTGCCATGTTGCCGTCCTTAATGAGCCAGTCCAGGTTCGCCATCCAGGTTCGATTGTTCTTGCCCTTGAGAAAGCTGCTGGCCTCGGCCTTTCGGAACAGCTCCTGGAAGTCCTCCAAGGTGTATCCGGCTGCAAAGCGTGCCTTGATCGCTTTCTTTCGGTTTTCAGATAGAACCCGGCAAGCGGGGAAAGAGTGGCAGATATCGTTATACAGCTTCCTAATCTGTTCATAAGGAACTGGTTTTCGCTGTACTGCGGTGGGTTCGGGCAAATCGTCCGAACAAACATCTACGTTAGTAGATGTAATATCTATATCTCTTTCTTTATCTATATCTCTATCTTCTTCTTTATCTTCTTCTAGGGCAGGGACATCCTGGGTACTGTCCGCAGACTTGTCCCCGGACGCGTCCCCAGACATTTCCATGGACGCATCGGAATTGCTGGTTGCAATGAGCATTTTCTGCTTGCGGCGCTGTTCCCGTTTTTTCAAACGATCCTTTTCCTTTTGTCGCTCGTAAGCGTCCAAAGTCTGGTGTTTGTCCCAATTCGGGATCGTGATTACATTGTCAATAACTTCGATCATCCCGAATTCTTCAAAGGTTTTCAGAGCAAGTCGCACGGTATGAAGATCCCGGCGGAAGATCGTCGCCAGCATTTCATCTGTGTACGGAATCCGGTCGTTAAAGATAAACACGCCTGAGTTGTTGTTTTTCCCGGCCAGGCACAGGAGCTTGAACCATACAACAATAATGCTGTCTGCCGCGGGCAAGCTCTCGATCAAGAGCATTTTTTCATCGTCAAAGATGTCAGTTACAATCTTGATCCACTTGACTGCTGCCATGTTGTCACCCCCTTTCCAGCGGGGCAGGTAAACCCGCCCCGCTGTGCCGAATGTTACTGGTCTGAATCGTCATCATCAAAGAACGCCGCGAAATCATTGTCCGTGGGCTGTGGCTGCTCCTGCTCCACGGGTTCCGTCGTATCATCAGTCTGGGCATCATCGGCCTCTGCGTTATCAGGCTCAGGAAAATGCAGGACATTGCTCGCGGTCTGCTCTGCGTAAAAGCCGTGCAGATACTCGTGGTGCATTTTCTTGGCGTACAGCTTGATCTTGTTCATCAGGGCGTCAGAGATAACAAGACGCTTCTCGGTCTGGATTTCAGTGCCGTCGAGCGTAAGCGTCAGCTTGAGCGACGAATCCCGGCTGGATACCTTGCCGTCGCTATCCTCAAAGAGTGCAATCTGCCCCTCGGGGGATGCGTCCGGTGTAATGGTCAGCGTAAAGGGATATCGGTGCGCGTCCACCTTGCACCGCAGATGGTTTTCGTTGAGCAGCGCATCCAGTTTATCTTTCAGCGTGTTATAAGTCGTAAAATATTCCATTGGTCAGTCCTCCTTAGTCCTCAAAAAAGCTATCCTGCACGGATGCGGTTGCATCGGGCTTGTCCTCGATGACCTCGCCGGTAGCCGGGTCAACCTGAATTACTTCGCCCTGCACCGTGTCGGACGGTGTTTCTTCCGACTCGTGGGATTCAAAGGACAAGTTATCTACATAATCCACAGTACCGTCCTCATGGATGGCCGCCATATCCTTGTCGATTGCGGTCTGCAACTCAATGGACATAATGCCCCACTTGGAAATGAGCTGACGCAGCATGGTCTTGTAGGCCATCCCGTCGAAATCCTTGTACCAGAAAGAGGAATACAGCCACATATCCTTTTCCGCGACCTTTCCGGTCTCGAAGTCAGCAAAGGATACCTTGTTGTACTTCGGGTCACGCGCCTTGACAGCATCCTTGCTGAACGCCTGGCTAAACTTGTCCGCATGGGCGATCATCTTTGCCTTGCTCCAGTACATCGCCTTTTTGAAACCGTTGTGATACTCGAACATGGCATAATAGCCGATGGTCGGTGCAGCCTCGCGCTCCATTTCGTCCTCGATCAGGTTGACCTCAATTTCTTCTTCCAGAGGGTCAAACCGGATCAGCTCTCCCTCCTTGATGGAAATGACGTTGATCTTTTTGTAGTAACCGGAGCGGATCGCCAGCTGGATATATCCCTTGTAGCCAAGCTGGAACTGAGCGACCTTGCAATTACGCTTTTTGTCGTTGAACGGGACCATGTAATACTGTCCGAGCTGCGGAGACGGGGACAGCTTGAGGCTTTCGCCCAGCATGGCCGCCGACAGGATCGTGCCATACTCACATTCGGACAGCGCCGGATTGACCGATACCGCCGAAATAATGCTGGTAATGAACCGCTGGCCGTCTCGGCCTCCGACCATCTCGTTAATCTTCTTCCGCACCAGATCGCCGGTGAGGTACGAGCTGAACGTCTGCGGTTTGTTGTTACTGTTGCGATTCGTAAGTTTGTTGCTTACTGCCATAATGATTTACTCCTTTTCAGCCGGTACACGGCCATACTTGATGTTGTTTGTCTTGAGGTATGCTTTCAGTCCCGCAAGCTGCGCCGCCGTTGCCCAAACCCGGAAATCAAGCTGAATCAGCTCGCCATCGTTCGCCACACTTTGCGTAGAGTCGGATTGTGTGCGCTCATGTGGTCTTTCCGTCGTAGGCTTATCCTGAACCACTTCCGCTACATCCTGCGCCGTCTGAGCGGCATAACGTGCCAGCTCTTCGCGCCGCTTGATAATCCGATTCTTTTCGGCAATGGCAGCAACAAAGTCAAAGTCTCTGAGGAATACTCCCTTGACCTGCTCTGCCAAGTCATCTTCAAGTCCAAGTTCGTCGATGGCTTTCAATCCAGCCGCGGCTTGCTCGATCTTCACTCCCATCTCTTCCGTGATGGTCGTCATGCTGGTGGTAACATTCAGCCACCGGGATTCGTGCAGCCTTTCATACGGCACCAGATTGGCCAACTTTCCAATAATCGCCGTGTACAGCTCCTTGATCTTTGCAAGTTTCTCGTCCTTGCGGTGCTGCTCATACGCCTTTACCTGAGCGTCGATCTCTGCAGCTTGAGTCTTGACCATCTGCGCAAGTTCCTTGGCCTGCGCCTCAAAATCTTGATACGGCTGCAAGTAGCGGGCCTTCATATCCTTGCGCTTGTCGTCAATGGCCGTTGCGAGCTTATTGAGCGCCGCCCGATCCTTCTTGGCCTGCGTAATCGTGTCATCGGTATAGACGCGACCCTTATAGGCTGCAAGTCCCTCCGTAAGCTGCTGTTTCAGCTCATCATAATTCCACTTGACCGGAGGCAATGCCTGACCGTCTGCCGGATTGTAGATTTCAATTTGCATGGTTTCCTCCTTTTTATAGGGATGGGAACAATAACGGCGGCTCTCGATCCGCCTGGACGTACTCCCAAAATTTGCACTCCTGTTCCAGCAGGTAGTTGAGATCGTCCTGCACCTCAGATCGCTCTACAAAGTAGCTCTGCCGGGTAGTTTTCAGCTCGCCATCCCACACGCGCTTGAGTTGCGCATGGAGCACTGCAAATTCCCAGCCCGTCGCGAGCATCTGATGCAATAGCTGCGTGTAGTAGTTATCGGGGATTCCGTCGCGCCACTTTTCACGGGCAAGGCTACGCAGTATCTCAGAGGTTTTGATCTCAAGGATTCCGTGCCGGTCAGACTCGCGCTCGATCAAGCGGCCGTCCAGTGTGGCAAAGAGCCACGGATGATCCTGATTATGTACCATGTCGAATGCACCGCCGTACTGCACGATATACCGGTCAGCGTAGTCCAGCGCAAAGAGACTGCGTATATGCGGCTCGGCCGCGTGTCCATAGGCTACATGGGCATTGCTTGAGATATCCGGAGCGATCTTGCGACCAGTTTTAATTTTCCAGAGGTCAACATTGCTCATATAAGGATTGCACCCTACAATCGCGCTTGCCTCACTGGCACCGATACCGGATAGTCTGGCCTTGAGCCAATCGGATTCGGTCGTAATCGGCTGCATCAAATCACCCCGAAGATCAAAAGCGATATAGCAATCAAACTCGCGATGATTGCAGCTGAACCAATCAGCAGGCCAATGCGGTGACGGCTGAGTGCCCGCTTGCGCTGCTCACGCGATACGAACGACAGTTCTCGGCTGATGCTCTGGCTATTGGCGTTGTTCTTGCGTACCTGATGTACCAACCAATCACAATTCGCCTGAAGCTCATAAATATTAGCTTCCAGACGCGCCATACGCAGGCTCAGGTTTGTGTTGCTCCGGTCAATGCGCCGGATGGCTTTTGCACTTCTTTGACTCATAATATCCTCCTATTGATTCAACACTTTACGCTTGCTTGCAGCCTCGGCCGTCGCGCGATCATGTGCCCGCTGCGTGTAGGCCTCGATGCTGTCCAGAAAGATGCGCATCTTGCGGCCATGCCTGATGCACGTCAATTCGCCCTGTTGGCACAACCGTCGAACGGTGGATTCCCCACAGTCCAGCAGTTTACAGGCAGTGGGATAATCACAGGTCGCCTGGACAAAATTGCTTTCCATGGGCGTTCTCCTTTCGCTCCTCGATGATTTCAGTCACGGCCTCCCGGAATCGTGCTTCCGCACCCTGTGGGTCTCGATGACCGTTAAGAACCATGCTGACATAACGGTTGGTTACGCCAAGCTTTTCAGCAAGCTGCAAACCGGTAATATGATTACAATGCATCAAACCAACCAATTCGCCAGTCCAATCTTTGGGCAATTTTTTCAACTCCTTTTCTCGATATTGTGTTGAAACATTCAAACAACTATGTTATTCTATACGTGCTATTAAACGAACGACAATCAGTTTGAAATTTCCAACCGTTGTTTATATTTTAGTATGAACAATTCAACTTGTCAAGGAGATAGTGTTGGAATTTTTAAACTTGTTGTTATGCACAATTTGAAAGGATGCTTTTTGTGTTTTTTGACAGGTTTAAAGAGTTATGTGACTCTCGAGGCGTAACGCCCACCAAGGCTGCAACCGAAGCAGGTATAAACAAATCCGCTGTTACTTATTGGAGAAATCATCCGGATTCCAAGCCTTCCGGGCAGATTGCAGAAAAGTTGTGTTCATATTTTAAGATTTCCATGAGCGAGCTGTATGGTGACTTCCCCCAAAAAGAAAAGCCCCTCGTCAATGGAGACGAGGAGCTTACAGAGTATTTGGAAGAATTGCGTACGCGCCCGGAAATGAAGATGCTGTTCCAACTCACGAAGGACGCAACAAAAGAAGATGTCGAGAAGGCCGTACGGGTCATCGAGGCAATGTTGGGCAAGTGAGGAGGCCAACCGGTGAATCGGATATTTTTGCGCTTGGCTCCTATGCCCATGACAGTCAAGGGAGTAACGATTCCGGACGCTGAGGGAGATTACACAGTTTTTATCAATGACGCACTGTGCCCGGAAACACGAGAGCGCGTGATCGAGCACGAAATGGCTCACATAAGGCAGAATCATTTTAGCGACACACTGACGGTGGAGGATGCCGAGCGGGATGCCGGATAACAATCAAAGCATAGCAATTGTATTGTAGCAAGTATAAAAATAGATCTGTCCATAACAGACATATCTCAGGAGAAAAGGATTTATCAATGCAAATTGAAGTCTATGAGCGGAATGGCACTGAATTTGTTCGTATTAGGAACAAGAGAAATTTATTTGATGCGCCAATTGAAGCGAGATCAAATAACAAAAAATACTTTGCGGCTGCTGGTTATTGGTATGTTGATGACCTTAATAATGACGAAGCAGAAGATAATGGAGATGAAGTTGAAGGTTCCGAGGCGCTTTATCTTTTCGAAGATGACCATGTATTGAGGACAATAAAAGGTATCGACTACTTTCCTGATGCTTATGTCATTCAGGATGACGGATTTTTTGCTTTTTTCGACGAGGACGCTACGCTAATCGTATATACGCCGGATGGAAAGCGCAAAACAATAAAAATAAATGAAAATTACTGTGTCTATGAATGTGGAATCAATGAACATGGTGCATGGTTGATTTATAATGATGACAACTCGAACCAAAAGATTAAAGTTGTATATTTCGATACCATGAAATCATGGACAAAACAGATGGATGATAGCAATGATGCGTTCTATGCTTTGATACCTCAGGCAGGCGGAGTTGCTGTTTTAACCAAAGAGTACGATAACGATGATTATCACCTTTTGGTATACAACTGCAAGTTAACTGACTTGATGCCTTCTGAAATTGATATTTTGGAAGAGAAATTGAATCAGCGCAAACAACAAAATTTATCTGACGATTGTAATTCGATTGATAATTACGCAACTCACGAGCAGCAGATACGAGTACAGCATCAAAAAATCATCGACGAAAAGCCAAATCAAGAAACTAAAAAAAGAAAAGGATTCTTTTCGAGATTTTTTGGAAAATAAAAAAACCGCCCCTCCTGTTGGCGCAGGAAGAGCGGACATCTCGGGACAAGCCCTAGATATTATGAAGTGCATTCTCATTATATCATGCTTGTCACTGTTTTTCTATACCAATTTCGAAAGACTAGGTGATTGTAATGGTAGAATTTATCAAAGGCAAAGGCTGGCGAGCTCGTGCGTCTTACATCGACGCTGCCGGAGTAAGACACCAAAAGAGCAAGTCATGGTTTGCCCGTAAAAAGGATGCACAGGCGTGGGAAGATGAATACATCAAGGCCAACGCCGGAGCGCCTGTGGATGCCGACACGCTGACCGTGGCAGAATTGCTCACGCAATACCTCAAGCTGCGAGAGTCTGTCATATCCCCCAACACCTATTATGGATATGAGAACTGCGCGCGGCGTATTACAGCGCACCTTGGGGACGTGCCGATCCGGCAGCTCAACCGCTTACGCATCGAGTCAGCGTATGCAGATATGCGATATGACGTTACCCCGAACGGCAAGCCGATCAGAGCCGCCACTATTGCCTACGCTCACCGTGTGCTCAAGGCTGCACTGAACTACGCCGTGGACTGCGACATCCTGCGCAAGAACCCCGCGACCGGCGCACGGCTCCCAGAGGACACAGATCCATTCAAGGCACAGACGATAGCCTCCAAGGACGCAGAGGGCCTACTGATGCGGCTCAGGCAGCATGATAGCCAGCTCTATATTGTTGTGCTGCTCGAGCTGATATACGGCATGAGACGCGGCGAGGCGCTTGGCCTGCGCTGGCAGGATATCGACTTTACCAATGGACGTATCCACATCAGCGGCCAGTACACCGTCGGAGCAGACCACAAGCCCGAATGGAAGCCACAGGCAAAAACCAAGAGCAGCCGCCGCGATCTGGTGCTGGTCAAATTTGTGACTGACGAATTGCACGCCATCCGTTCAGCGTTCCCGCGTGGATACATCCCCTACTATGTTTGCGAGTTGGACGGCCAGCTTCCGTCACCCAACGCCATTTCCCACCGTTGGAAGAAATTCGCCTCCACCTGCGGTTTCCCCGGTGTGCGCATGCACGATCTGCGCCATAGCTCAGCAATGATGATGATTCAGGCCGGTGCCGATCTGGTGACTGTCATGTCTACGCTCGGACATTCCAAGATCGAGACGACACAGCGCTACTTGTCTGAAGATTTCGAGGTCTCGGCGCGGGTTGCCAATCAGGTTGTGGCAAACATTTTCGACAGCACACCAGCCAAAGAAAAACAGAAAAAGAGTGTATGA